CTGGCAAATAGAAGTATGGTGCGAATAATTCAACCGCTACCTTCTTTTCGCCATTTTCTCTCCATGATGTGTATATTGTTTTATTGTCAATGCATCTGCTAATTATCATTTTAATTACCTGCCATAAATGGTGCTTTCAATACTTTTTTATTATGTGATACGATTAGTAAAGGGAAAGCGTCCCTTACATAAAAGTTAATCAATTCGTCTTTATCAAAGAAAGCATGAAGTGGGCTTGAATATTCAAGCGTTGCCGGTTCCCCTGTTCGTTGAACTAAGGCAGGAGCGATAGACGAGTTTTCAATTCCTGAATTTGAGGAAAAAGAACATTCATTTCCATCAAAGTCCAATTTATACACGCCGCTTCTACACAACTCAAGAAGTGAAATTGCCTCTTGAAAATTCTTACCGAACATTTGGAATGCTCCTTCAAATTGGCTTTTACCAAAATGCCAAAGGGTATCAAACGCTGGTTGATAAACAACATGGCTTAACATTCCCTTAATTCTTTCAATGGCTTCCCAATCAGGATGATTTACTACTTTTGGAATTGATGCCTTTTTGTTTCCATCGGAAACGGAAATAAAGTCGGCAACGGAAAAAGTAGTTTCGCCGTGGAATTTTTTCATGTAGGCAAGCATTTTTGAAATGCTACCGAAAAATTCTCCGTCTTCAATACCTTCTACTTGAACATCATAATTCACGATAAAAGTAGTATTGCCATTCCAAAATGAAAGAGTATTTTCTTTCAGGCAACAGTAGAAATAGTCTTTGAGTTTTCCTCCAAGAAGTCCACCGTCTTTCAAGTATTTTCCTTTCACTTCCATTTTCTTAATTGCGTCTTCAATTATATTTGGGTGTTCTGTTGTGAACTTCAAATCTTACCCTCCTGTAAATCAGGAATACCGTTCCAAACGATATTAGGTGGCGTTCCTTCACGAATAGTCCAGCGTGTTCCGACTTTGTTTCCATTCGTCCTAGAACCATACAATTCTGCAAAGAAGTGCATTTCTCCTTTTACTTTCTTTTTAGAACAATATATTTCTTGTTCTAACTTTCCGCCCCAATCCTTCCATGCAGGTTTAATTCCAGTAGGAGTATTATCCACATATTTTTCTGCTTCGTGAGTAATATAAATCACATCACACTTAAGATTAAAGATTGCCTGCAATAGATGATAGAAGGTTTTATTTCTCGGCCCATATTGATATGGCATCATTTTCGTGACCACGGTAGGATTAGGATTAACTTTGTAAATACACTTGTCAAACCAAGAATCCACACCATCCATCACAAATATCGGCTTTTCTCCTTCTTCTATTTTTCCACGAACATATCGTATGAAGTTATGAGAATTTTCTTCTGACTGTGTAATGTCAATCTTATTATCTCTATCCATAACGATAGGGTCATAAACTTCAATTCTTTCCGTAGCATCGTGGCATTCAATCCATGTGGATTCCACGCCACTATCCCAATCAAGAACATAAATTTTTCTGTCGGGAAAATCTAAGGCAATACCAGTCTTTCCAGTTTTGGGTTCTCCCCAAATTCCAAGAACAAGTCTTGACTTTCTGTTCGCTCTTTTTTCAGCCATGAGTTGTTGAAACTTATTGTTAAACTCCTCTTGCTTCGCTCCAAAATTCATTGTATTTGCATTTCCTTTTTTATTTATTAGGCTCATATTCTCACCTGTATTGTTTCCATATTTCAATTAATTGTTCCACTTCTTCCATCGTTCCCAAATAGAGTCTAATCTCTTTTGCTTTGATATGCAGTTTCACAAAATAAGTAAAGTTTTCATCGTTTTGTTTAAAAGAAATAAACTCTACTTCCGATAAATCAACAGACCATTTGCGAGGATGCTCAAGAAAACCATTCTCCAAGAATAGTTCTCCGATTGAATCCTGCAATTCCAATCTATCAACCATCGTTTCTTTTCTTTGTAAATTCTTAAAGTTATCTTTAAGAATATCTAAATCATCCTTTGACATTCTTTGAATAATTCTGTCTCCAGAAAAATGCAATTTTACATCAAATTCGCCATCTTTATAGTGCGACCAAGAAATATGAGAAACCTGATTTAAGTTTCCAATTGCTCTCCTAGTCTCAATAATATCCTTTTCTAAATTCATATGAATCACCTTTATAGGCTTCGCACCTACTTGAATGTCATTCTGCCGCCAACATTTACACGGCTTCCCATAAGAGAGGGAATCAGAACCAATCGTAGTTTTCCTCCACAGGTTGAACTGATTCAACAGGAGAACCGCGTTTTTCTGTAATTAGAATAGATGACACATTAATTGTCACTGGGTCTGCTTCACCATCAATAATTCTTTGAGAGGTTCTTCCAATAACAATGATATTAGAACCAATACCAAAGTCAATATCCAAATGCTCAGGAATCCAGCAAGTGGTCATTCCTGCTTCATTTTCATAGTCAAATTCTGCATTCAAATCAGTGATGTTTAAAATACGGTTTCCATTTGAGGTTGGTGTCATATTCATATTGCACACAGTTCCATCAGTAATAACAAAACGCTCTCTTGATGGGAGAGTCTGCATTTCAATGTGCTTTCTATCAACATCAACCAATGCACAAACATTGTTGTTAAAAGATTCAACCAGCAAGTCTTGGAAATTAAAGTGTCCCATGTTTCGGTAGGCTGAATTTTCAGGGTCTAAATCATCGTTGCGAATCAAAGTTTTAAGAGTAATGTCAGTCATACCATAGATGTTCTTTCCATCTTCGCTTGGAATCGCAGTAAAATGCACCCAATCAAATGTCTTTGGTTGGAAATCTATGCCGCCTTGATTCTTATATGAGAATTGATATACAGAAAAATCTCCTCCATTGATAGAACCATAGAAAATACCGCTTCGGCGGAATTGTTCTTTTGGTAGGGGCTTACCGAAATTTCTGTTTTCTCCACCATTCATGTAGCGTTCCGTAGAATCAAGAGGAATAACCATTTCACCGGCAACTTCTTCCACACCTTCCGGTAAGTCATTTACGACCTTTTCTTGGTAATCGCCTTTGAAATACCGAGAAATAGTCCACTTACCCAAAGCGTTTTCAGTAGCCACCGCAACAATTCCTTCTTGAAGGGCTTTGTCCGAATCACGGATATGTTCTTCTATTGCTTTTGTTCGGTTCCATGCCATCATATCTCTTGGTGCTTCAAGGGCAATAAAAGCACCAAAAACTTGCTTTGTCAAGGAGTCGTTTCCTTGATTGTTGTTTCCACGCTTACTTGCCTTAATGCCTTGAGAGACATAATTTCGCCAAAGGCTCAAAGCCAAAGGTTCTTCTTGTCCGACATTATTTTCTTCACAAATACTGACGAACTTTTGATGTGCTTCATCAAAAGAGACATTCAGATATTGCAGACTCTTTTCAATTGCTGTCTTTATTTTTTCTTCCATTTTTTCACTTCCTTTTGTTTTGTTTTTTTGTTTTTTTGTTTTCCCCTCAGATTAACTGTCCTACCATCCAAGATAAAATTACTCTTGGGGTCATGGTCGGGGAACGCCATTCTGTTTCTCCTATAACACGCAAAAATTTAAATTTCAATCCGACTTCTAAACCTTCCATGTTAAGTAAAGTATTGTGCAATCCGTTGCATATCTCCTTAACCGAGCGTCCATCATAAAGCATTTGATGGAGAGTGGTTAGGGCTTTTGTATGATTGGGTTCAATAACTAATTGCATAATATTTGCATATTCTTTGTTTGATTCTTCTATTTGTTTAGACAATGTGTAGTTGCTCGCTTTAGCCGCTTGTAATTCAGTGATTGCCCTACGCATATCACCATTTAGGTCATATATAAAGGACAACAATTCATCATCACTAAATGCCCTCAAACTCTCTTTTTGAATGATTGATTGTAATACTTCAATCATGGCTTCATTGGAGAGTGGCCTGAAACGATAATTTGCACACCTGCTTTGAAGTGGATAGATGATTTTATTTCTATCGTTGCAGGTAATAATAAAACGAATATTATCTGCATATCTTTCCATGATTCTCTTCAATGAATTTTGAGCATCTTTTGTCATTCCGCCCATCTCATCAAGAAGAAGAATACGGAAAGCACTACCACCCAATGTTTTACTTTGGGCCACTTCTTTAATTGTGGTTCTTACTGTTTCAAGTCTTCTATCATCAGAAGCATTTAACTCATAAAAGTTATCTTTGAAGTTATCACCTAATAATGACCTTGCTAAAGCAACTGCGGCGGCAGTTTTACCAAGCCCCGCATTACCGTACATTAGTACATTAGGCATATTGTTTTCTTCAATCCATGTTTCTGCATCCATTGTAAAGTGTTCTTGCCCTACAATTTCGCTTAATTTTGTTGGTCTATATTTTTCTGTCCATAACATTTTTATTCCTCCATAATTATATATACTTTAGTGTGGTCGGATAGTTTTTCATGCACCGCAAATGGTTTTCTTTTAAGCATTTGTGCTAACCTGTTTGTAGTTATACGAGTCATTCTAACATATCCTTCCATTTCCAATAAGCGGTCTTTTAATGCAAGTGCCGTCATTGGCCCTTCTTCTCTAATAATTCTCTTTGCTTCTTTCATTACTGTTTTCATTCTTCTTCCCCCTCATAAGTCCATAGAGCAGGATAAACTCCTTTATCTGTTAATCTGGTAAATCCATGCCAAGGAGCAGAAAGTATAGAACTAACCGCTTGTTTTGAGGGTGTATTTCTATACGGTTTTAATCTGCCACCGCCAGCAATAGATTTTGTATCTAACAATTTAGAATGTATTTGACTTGTTGTTAGAACCTTTCCTTTTAGGAATCTTTTAATTCTGTTTGGTATTTGTTTTTTTCTTTTTTCCATCATATAAAGTCCTCCAAAGAATTTTGCTTTACTCTAATCGGGTCTGTCTTTTTTCTTCTTTTCTTTTCTCCAAGACCAAGAATTCTACAATCACCATTGTTTAACTTGGTTTTGGCATATTTTACAAACGCCTCATCTTTTTTCATTTGTTTAAAGATACGAAGGTCTGCGTTCTTAATTCCAAGTCTTCTTAACAAAGAAGGTATCTTGGAATAGGTTCCTCTTTTTGGCATATTCAATCTACCATAAGTATTTCCAGAGTGAGCATAGGCTAACATCTCATAGAAATAATCTTGGCCCCACCTTCTCTTGACGACACCATCAACAAAAATTAATTTGTTAGGGTGCATGTTTTCAACGAGCCAAGTCAAAATTTGAGTATCAGAAGGTTTATTCACTTTCAATAACTCCATGACCAAATCACGGTCTGTTTCTTTGAGGTATTTCATCACTAATGAATAAGTATCTACATCAATGTTTAGCGGTTCTTCACAACGAGGAGCCAATTCTTTGATACGAATTTGCGACCATTGTTTTGAACCTGCTCTTTTTATTTGACACATTGATTTTATTTCTTTTGGGACGCTTTTTTCATTGATTGATGTTAATATCACTTGGCCCCGATACCTTCTAAGGAGCGTAAGAATAGAATCCTTTTTTGGTTTGTAGTGGACATCTTCAATGATAATTCCGGTAGTAATAGGAACAGATTTCCAATCAATATCCATTTCATTTGCATAAACGACCACAGGGTTAAGAAGGTTAGGAAAGGTCTTAGCCTTTGTTGATTTTCCCGTTCCCGCTTTTCCTGTTAAAAGAATTGGTCTAATTTTTTTGAGGTTTGTGAACCCCACTAAATCATCCCCTTGATTTCTAAGATACGATTAAATCCATCTAAGGTCAAGTGTTCTTTGTTTGCTACGATATTTACGATTTCTCTAAACATTTCTAATTCTCCTTTACTGTCCGGTAGATAGTCCGGTATCAATCCCATTAATTTAAATAGGTTAATATTTCCACTTATTCTTAATATTGGTCGTGGCCTACCTGCTGATTCCATTTCATATACTTTTGATTTAATTTCATGCTGGGAGAGACTTCTCTCTATTGCTCCCAAAAAATCAATGTTTCCTCGAATAGCGATTCTTATTCTTGTTCTATAACCTATGGAAGAGTTAGAGACTCTTTCTATCAAAACATCTGTTCTTCCAAGAGAAAGCAAAATACCAATAAGCATATCTTTACTATACATTATCGACCACTTCCTTGAATCCCATAGGTTCATTTTTTAATTTTAGAAAGTTAAGAGAATAAGAAATCTCTTTCATAAATCTTTCAACAAGTTTTTCTTCTGTGATAGGAAGAAGAACATTTAAAACATAGCCTCTATAATCCTGAATAATATCTGCTAACTCTTCATCTATTTCTTCAACAATGCAAAGAACAGCCTTTTCATTTTCCACGGAAATTTCTCCTGCTTCATAAAAATAAAGGTACATAGAAATTCCAGTTCTTATGATATTCAAATCCATTTCTGTTGGCTCTGTAAAAACCTTAAATGAAAATACAGTAGATGGCCCATTTTCAGAAACAAATTTACTCACTTCGCTCATAAATATCCCTACTTGCATATCCATTTTGTTCAGGCCAATATCCAGTTGTTTCTTGATTTGGATGAAGACTCCACCAATAAAAATGCCCTGCTCTAATTTTGGAATGTCCTTCTCTTTTCGCATTTTCTTCTGCCCAAGAAACCATTGAAGAAATAGCAGTTTCCGCCCACTCTACAATGAAACGGACAACATCATTCGTGAAGGGCATATCGGTTTCACCCTTAAGAACTTTGCGAACATTTATCTTGGAGGGAATCTTAACTACCTTCAATTCTGGCTTTTCTGGAACGACTAAACCATCATCTGTAAAATACGGAACATATCTTACATCCATAACTTTAGGTCTTCCTTGGGTAGAAGTAATGTCTTTCAAGTGTGCTTTTCCATCTTCTATCTTTAAACAAGTATATGTGATAAAATCAATAACAGTCAATTTTCCTACTTCAATCATTTTCTTCATCTCCTACAAATGCGTTCTTCAAAATGTTCTCCACCATCAACAAATTTTCATTTGAAATATTCTCAAGAGCCAAGCCGAGAATAGTTTTGAGCCTGTCATTTTCTTTTTTCATTTCCATATAAGGAGTTTGAGTTTCCTTAAATTTAAACTGCTCAAGAATCTTAGCGTTGGTATCAGTTAAACGAACATTTGCATCTTTTTCCTTTCTCAGTCGAAAAAGCCTTTCATGTAGGCCAAACAATTGTTTGTGCCTACATTTAAACTCTGCGTATATACGCGGAATAGCACGAGATATTTGTTTTCTATCCATATCTGAAATTTTTCTAACTTTTCCAGATTCATCTGCATAATAGTGTGGCTTCCATGTCATTTTAATTTCTCCATTACTGTTTCTAGGGTATCAATATCCTCCACAAATTTATCTTCACGGATTCTATTCATTCTTGGGAACCTTAACCCTATATTCCCCTTTGCGTCTTGGCTAACCAAATCCGACTTCACTTCTAAGATTACAACGGGATTAACCGTATAAACTCCATCTTTGCGACTAATAATTTGCTTCTGAAGTTTATCAGTAAGATAAACCAA